ATGAAGATTAAAGTTAGTCAAATCAGCAATCGTACACATGACGTGAAGACGACAAACCGGAATATGGAAAAGATGTACGACTTGCAGCTATTAATGGCACAAGCTGACGACATTCAGGACAAAGAACCGGTTGAGATTATAAAAATGCAGCGAGATATGTTGCACCAATCTATTGATTTTCTTACCACCGTTCTAAGTCTGAATAAGCAAGAGCAAGACAAACTGGACGACATGGAGTTTAAGCAAACTGTTGAAAGCGTAAACTATGTATTTGAACGCATGATGGGCTTAAGTGACGAGGATATTGATATGCAGAACAAGAAAGAGCAGGCTGCCGACAAAAGCCAAGAGGCTTAGCCCACCTGAGCGGGTATATGCATTAAAAAACCAGTTGGAAGATTTCAGATGGAGCAAAAAGCAGGCAGTTGTCTACTTCCATTGGTCAATGCAAGAATTCGACAATGCGGACTATTTTGAAATGTATGACATGATGTCGGCACGTGATGAAAAGGATCGTCCGGTTGACCCCGGCAAGATGTGGAAACAATACCAAGAGAAAGGATGACAAAAAATGGCACAACAAATTAACGCGACAATGTCCACATCAATTGCCCTGGACCTGGTCAAAGCATCCGAATCGGTTAAGAGTCTGACCAGTCTAGTTCGGTCATCTCAATCAGCATGGAAGGCCCAAGAAGCCGAAATGAAGTCCGCTGGTGATGCCGTAGGTGCGGCGCAGGTTAAATACGAAGGCTTAGGTCGTTCAATCACTGACCAGCAAGCGAAGATTGATGCGTTAAAGAACAAGCAATCTGAGCTCAAGGGCAACACGACCGAGACTGCCGAACAATTTCTGAAATACCAGCGTGACATTGATGGTGCCACTAAGCAGCTGGCCAGCATGCAAGCCCAGCAAGAGCGAGCCAAGGCGGCCATGGACTATCAAAAGTCGGGACTGGCTGGTTTACAGAGTGAGTACACAGCAGCCGCACGTGCGAATCAAGCGTACGTTACCCGGTTACAAGCCGAGGGCAGAGAACAGGAAGCCAACAAGGCCAAAATGGCCGGCTACCAGTCCTCAATCAGTAACCTCAATGAACAGCTGAGCAAGCAGTCTGCCGAGCTAGATAAGATTGCAGTTGCATCAGGCAAGGATAGTGCTGCATGGCGTACGCAGAAGACGCGTGTTGATGAGACAGCAACGAGCCTGGCCAAAACTAAGTCATCAATGGCTGGCCTTCAAGACGAAATGAACAAGGCCAATCCATCTGTCTTTGATCGAATCAAGAGCCACATTACAGGCACGAAGAATGAAGCTGAAAAGACAACATTCAGTTTCAAAAAAATGGTGTCTGCCACAGCAATCGGGCAAGCAATAAGTAACGGTTGGGCACAATTCAGTGGCACCATTAAATCAACCATAACACAAGGTGTACAGCTAGCTGAAGCTGGTGAGCAAGCAGTACGTGTATGGAATGAGTTAGGTGTTGGCAACAAAGGCGCTGAACAGCTGGTTGGTCAGATGCGTGACCTAAAGTCGGAGACTAACATGTCAGCCGATCAAGTGTCCACGTTGCAGAAGCGTTTCTACGGCATGACAGGCAATGTTGACAAAACTAAAGAGCTGACCTTAGGCGTGGCCACTCTTGGTGATAAGTTGCGGTTGACCGGTGATGGAACAGCAACTTTTGCTAAATCGTTGCAGCGCGCATTCAACAACGGGAAGCTAACAACCGGTGTGCTGACACGTATGGAGAATGCTGCGCCTGGCCTTGGGAGCGCATTAGCCAAAGCCAGTGGTGTATCTGAAACAGCCTTTAATTCCATGGTGGCGGGCGGTCAAATCAGCAGTAAGAAGCTGCAGGATTTGATCGTAAAAATCAGCAAGGATAGTAAGTCTACGTTTAATGACTTTGGCAAGACCAGTGAAGGTGCGAGTCAACGGTTGAAGGGCGCCTGGCAGGGGGTAGAGGCGACACTTGCTAAGCCATTGGTGTCGGTGCAATCGACGGGAATTAGCAGCATCGTTAATGTTTTAAAGTCATCGGCAGTGACCTCCTTATTCACTTCACTCGGAAAAGCCATCGCCGGTGCAGCTAAGCAAGCAGCCAACATGTTGGACTATGTAGCAAAGCACCAAAAGGACGTTGGCGGAATCATCACCAGTCTCGGGACAATCGTGAAAATATTTGCTGGGACCATATGGCACACAATTTCTGGCATTGTTTCGAGCATAGCCAAGAGCTTAGGTTTGATGGGCAGTGGTGCAAGTAAAGCCGCTGACCCACTTAAAAATGCAAACACAGCATTAGGCAATATCGCCAAGAACAAGAATGGCATTCAGACCACAGCTAAGGTAATGCTGGCTTTATGGGCAGCAATGAAAATCGGCAAAGCGGCAATTTCCGGAATCAGTGCAGCCGCAGATATTTATGCCAAGCGTGCCGACATCATGGCGGTTTCTCAAAAAGCATTAAATCTAGTAGTCAAAGCATCACCATGGGTTGCGCTTGCCGCAGTCATCATTGCTGTGGGCGTGGCATTGGTTAATTTGTACAAGCACAATGCAAAGTTCAAAGCCTTCGTCGATGGCATTGTTAAGGCTGTTCAGAACATGGCCAAAGGAATCGCAAAATGGTTCGGTCAATTGCCAAAAAATTTCAATAATGCCATGAAGTCAATTGGCAAAGGCTGGAATGGTTTTCTGAAGACGATGGGCAGCTGGGGCAAGTCAATTGCATCTGCTTGGAATAAGATTTGGTCACCAATCACTAAAGGCATGTCTGCTGTTTGGGCAAGTGTGGTGAAAGCCACCAAGGCCGGACTAAATGTGCTGAAATTGGCCATTGTGCTTCCGATTGCGTTAATCGTTGGCTTGGCAGTCAAAGCCTGGCAGAAAATTAAAAAGCCGTTCATGACGGTATGGAATGACATTGCTAAATTCATTAAGCCAATCCTGAACGGCATTGGTAAGTTCATCACCAACACAGCAAAAACCGTATCCAGTGCGTGGAACAAGTATTGGCAGTTCGTTGCCAAGTTCTATACCGGCATTTGGAACACTATTGTCAAGGTCGGCACAACAGCTTTTAACACCGTCAGCAAAGGAATCAACTCGTTCCTATCGGCTGTTAAGAAAGTGTGGACCGATTCCTGGAATGCCATCTCTAAATTCTTCAGCAGCATTTGGAACGGCATGGTCAAGTTCTTCACACCAATCATCAATGGCATTGCAAGCGCAATAAGCAATGTGGTTAATGCCATCAAGAAGACGTGGAACACCGTGTGGGGTGCCATTTCTAAATTCTTTGGTGACACCTGGAACGGCATGGTCAAGTTCTATTCACCAATCATTCACGGTATTTCAAGCACAATTGGTAGTGTCATCCGCACAATCAAAAAGGTGTGGAAAGATGTCTGGGGAGATGTAGGTTCATTCTTCGGCAGCATCTGGAATGGTATCAAGAAGGCAGCAGAATCAGGCATCAACTTCGTGGTCAGCGTTATTCGAGCCGGTCTGGGCGCAGTCAATGACGTTCTTGGCTTCTTTGGAGTAAAGAAAGTCGGCTTGCCTAAATATGTCCACTTTGCACAAGGTGGTGAAGTCGGCAAGAACGGCACACAGCTGGCTATGGTCAACGATGACGGCAGCGAGCATTACAGAGAACTGATCCACAAGAAGCGCACAAATCAGTGGATATATGCTGAAAAGCGCAACACTATTCTTCCACTTGAGACTGGCGACCGTATTTACAACGGTAAGGAAAGTAAAGCCATTGCAGATATGTATGGCATTCCCGGCTTTGCACAAGGCGGCATTATTGGCAGTGTGTGGGACGGTATTAAAGATGCCAGCTCATGGGTTGCAGATAAGGCCGGCGACGTTGGTAAATGGATTGGCGATAAAGTGACAGCAATCACTGACTGGATCGCGCATCCGATTAAACACGTTACAGCACTGATTGAGAAGTCAATTGGCAGTCTGGTTAACTCGGCACCTGTTAAAGTGTTCGGTCAGCTCGGCGAAGGCATATTCAAGCATGCTTATAACGGCATTGCTGCATGGATCAGTAAGCAGCTTAAAAAGATTCAAGATTCAACTGATTTAGGTGGCGGAGCCAAAAAGTCCTACCCAGAGTTGGAAGCACTTGCTCGCCAAGCTGCTAGCATCATGGGCGTAAATCCTTCGGATGACTTTATCAAAGCCCTAGCCAATGTTGCCATGAGTGAATCTGGCGGCAATTCCAATGCTGCTAACCTGACCGATGATAATGCAAAGGCTGGCATGGCATCTGTAGGCTTACTGCAGTACATTCCAAGCACATGGGCTTATTACAACGTCCCTGGGCATAATAACCGTAACAGTGTTCTGGATAACTTTATCCATTTCTTCAATAACTCTGACTGGCAAAATTCCATTGGTTACGTTACCTATCCATCTTGGGGCGGTATGTACAAATGGGACTGGCGAAACAATGGCCCTCAAGGTGCACCACGAATGGCCAATGGTGGCTTAATTAATCGTCCGATTTCCGCAATTGTTGGCGAAGACGGTCCAGAAGCAATCATGCCGCTAGGCGCAGCTAAGGCTTCTAGAGCCTGGCAATTACTTGGTCAAGCTGTGTCAGTAATTAATCGTGGACAACAACCGGTTTCTACAACTGATAATAGCGATGTGAGCAGCAAGCTGGACACATTGCACAATGATTTGGCCAGCCTGACTCAAGCCATTCAACAGATGGTAGTTGTGTCTGTGCTCAATCCTGACGATGCAGCCAAAGCATTAAACGAGCCTCTGACCAAGATTCAGAATACAACCAAGCAAATCAATAAAACGCTGTCAAAAACTAGCTATCAAAGTGGAGGTGCAATGGTAATTGACTGATGCTAAAGGAATGAGCGTGCTGTTCAATGGCGTTGATTTGAACCAATGGATTGTGATTACTAACATTGACATTCAGAATTTACCAACAACAACACCGCAAGCAATAGAGGTGGGCACAACCCCTGGGCAGACATTGCTCAGCAACAAATGGGGGCCAAGGACAATTACCCTAACTTATTACCTGATAGATGCAAAATACAAGCATGATCTAGCAGGCGCGCTGGGCAGTAGCAATAATCAGCCAGCTCAATTAATTCTGGGAAATGATCCGGACAAGTATTATATGGCAGTGCCAGCAGGAGGCGATTCACAAAATTTAGGCCCCATTGTGGGTCTTGTTGAAGGCGGCAGCTTAACATTTGTTTGCTGCGATCCGTTTGCCTATTCCACTGACACTGTGTCAGCCACCAATGCCGGTGAGAAGGCCAGTAAGAGCGATAATCAATTGCTGCACACGGCTGTGCCGATGATCCTGCAAGGTCTTGGGGACGGCAGCGATGGCTCTGAGGTGGCCTATCTGGGCACAGACGGAACGGCAAAGAAGTGGCGGGTCCGAGCAATAGTGACTAGCTCAGGATCGGCAGGATCATTTGTATTAAAGAGCAGTCAAGGCGACAGCATCATTACAGGCAACTGCAATGGCGGCCCACAGGACTTAGACGAGACGTTTACGTTTGCGGATGGCCAAGCCCATGCCATTGATTTACAGCTTGAGCTGATCAGCGTGCCGGATACGGATAGCGTCTCTGTTACGGCCGCCAAGGCTGTCCCCCTCGATGAGGACAACGACCAAGCACCGGATATGACGTGGTCGCCCGCAGAGGGCGAAGATGGGTATCTGATTAACGGGCAAACACTGAGCATCACCAATCCAGGCACTGCCGATGCACCCGTGGACTTGTCTGCCGCCATGGTGGATGATCTGGGCTATTTAGCGGCCACGATTAACGGTCAAGGCGTGGCTGTCGGTAATCCCAATGGTCAAGTGACCGCTGATGGCGACAAGGGGAGTACGATGTTTGAGACTTATTTCTGGACGCCATACACGCTGATCCAAAACAAGTATCCGGGCAAAGTCAGCTCTACCGCATCACTCAAAGGATCATGGAAGCAGGACAGCTGGAAAGGTGTTGGCTTTGTTTATCCGGATAACTATGCGGAACCAAGCGGGGCCAGTGGGCAAGCACTGTACGGTACCAGCTTCTATGTGCCGTTTGACAAACCGAGAAACCACTGGGCAGTTAACTTTCACATGCTCAACTACCCGCTGAAAAATCAAGTCTTGGGCTATACCGAGATGTTTGCCGTGGATGCCAATGGGGCGCCCGTGTTTGGGTACCAATTTAGAAAATTAAATTGGGCCAACAAATACCAGCAACTGATCCTTTGGATCGGCGATGACATCATCAATACGTGGACGGATGACCAGCACACCAGTTGGATCATGGAACAGTTTATTGGTAACTTGCAGTTGGAGGAGGATGGCGATGCCTTCACTTTCCGTTTTCGCAATGACTATACCAAGGCACCATGGGCACGGACGTTAAGATACAGTAACTTGGCTAACCAGCAAGTGGCTGGGATCAACTTTTACACGGGCAAGTTTGGCGGGTGTGATGGCTATTATACGCACGTGATGTCGATGACTGGGACCAGTTATGACACCAATTGGGTGCACACGGACAATTTATTTCAGCAAAACAGCACTGTTGAAATTGGTTCTGACGCATCTGCACCATCGGTGCTCGTTAATGGTGTACCAGCGCTGGATACGATGGTCCCGACATCACAGCCGTTAATCGTGCCCGCCAACTCAACGACCGAAATCAATATTGACAATACCATCGGTAGAAAGACGCCAGCGGTCACAGCGACGCTGCGGCCCCGATACATCTAGGAGGTGAGAAAAATAGATGAATTAAGTTTTGCCAAACCAACGATTTACGTCCAAGACCAAAACGAAATGGTGCTCGGGTCCACGGGCAATTACTACGACAGCAATCTCAAGTGGGCCAAGGAGACAGATTTAGCAGTGTTGACGTACTCCATTCCGGCGAATGATCCAGCGGCGGCCTATATGACCAAGCTCAATCTGCTGACGTTTGTGCTTAACGGCCGACCATGGCGGTTCCAAATCAGCCAGGCGGTCTACGATACATCTGGCAAATCATTTCAAATCACGGCCAAAGCTTTCAGCATCACACTAAACCAGTCTTTGGTTGATGCCCAGGCAGCGCCATCACAGCAGGAGCCAGCGGCATTTTATGTAGGGCAGACGCTGAAGGGATTGGATTGGACTATTGGCCGAGATGAGCTGGGCAATAGCACATTGCACACAGTGTCATTTTCTGACCAAGACACAGTGTTAGCACGGCTGTATTCAATTGCCGATGCATTTAATTGTGCCCTGGATTTTCGGATCGAGTTAGACGGTCTAAAAATCAAAAACCAGTATGTTGATGTCTTGCACCGCTTGGGCAGCGATCGGAATGACATCCAGTTGGCCTACGGCGACAATATCACGAATATCACCAAGACCGTGGACGTTAACACATTGGTCACTGCGCTCGAAATCACCGGGTTACCTAAGGATGATGACAAAGGCAACAGTATTGACGATGCTTTTTTCGACCAGGCCTACACCAGTGATGATGGCCGCTTCACCAAGCCAAAAGATAGCTATGTAATGTATGACCAAACGACGAATAAAGCCCTGAACCAAGGAGCGGCCTACATCATCGGGACGTTTGATGGCAGCAGTATCCAAAGCGTGCAGGCGGCATTTACGGCCCTGTCCACACAACTGACAACGCAGTCACAACCAACTACCACCATTGACACAGCACTGGCTTACGTGCCCAACACGCTTACTATTGGCGATACCGTGCGGCTAATTAGCAATGACCCGGACGACAGCAATTATCTAAAAACGGACGTGCAGGAACTGGACATTTGTCTGGATAATCCCAGCAAGTCAACGGCTGTATTTGGTGATTATCAACCGTTGGTTGACGGAGACAATCTGTATGATCTGACGAAAATCAAGCAGGCCGTTGTTGCGGCCCAAAGTTTAGCTGCCACTGCCAGTACAAATGCCACTGCTGCAAAAACAGCCGCCAACCAAGCAGCCACCACGGCAAACGATGCCAAGACAACCGCAAACACGGCAGCTGCGACTGCTAATCAAGTCAAGACAATGTTGCCAATTATCAGTACGACCGCCCCGACCAGCCCACAGGAAGGCCAAGTGTGGTTTGAAGGCGACAGCAGCACGAACGTCAAAGCCATTCACAAATATGTTTCGGGCAGCTGGCAAACAAATGCTTTGCTGCCAACGTCAATGAACGTACAACAGCTGTCTGCCCTATCTGCTGATTTGGGGACGGTCACTGCTGGTACATTGCAAGCGGTTAATATCATTTCTAGCAATATGCACAACGCGGTAACCAGCGATGATCCCAATCGGCCAGGCAAGCAAATTACAAATACCCAAGACATCACCAAAGATGGCTACCGTATGGTTACTGACCGGTATGAATCAGGCACAGACGAGTTGCGCATACTGTCTGAGATCGACAACAACGGTCTTGTAAAGCTCGGGTACGGGCTAAAGAAGAATATTGACCTCAACAACAATCCCTGGGGTGGCGTTATTGCGTCCATGGTGCTTGATCCAGTTAACCAGAATATTTTGTTCTATGGTGCTGGTTTGGGTGATTACTATCTTAATATCCAAGACGCCTACCAAAATGATATGGCGCCCAGCAGTTTTACCTATTTCAACGGTTATGGACCGTCATCCGATACTGCCACAGACCCGAACAACGGGCATCTGTTTAGATTTGGGCGCACCGTCGTGCTCAATGCCTACTTCAAACGCAAGAGTGGATCGAATAACGGTGCTTACACGGACTTTTTCCAGTTGCCCGCCTGGGCACGGCCAGCACAGACTGCATTTGTCTATCTGGTCTTGGCCCAAGGCTTTGCCACCTATGCTGGGCAAGGCTATGTGTATAACACAGGCAAGGTCCATTCCGGCGCAATCGGCGGTGGCGTGGGTAAAGACGGCGGCGAGTATCAAGTGTTTGGCGTATGGCAAGGAGTGGACATCACATCATGATTTATGCAGTGAATAAAGATGGTTTTTTACTGGGATACGGCCAGAACAATACAGAGCTGGCAATGGTCGGCAGATACGACCAAAGTACGACTGTACAACCCCCCAGCAATTTGGTTAAACCCAAGTGGGACGGTAAGAACTGGATCGAGGGCGCGACAGCAGCCGAATTGGCCGCACTGGCAGCGCAACAGGCACAAGCCAGTCAACCGTCGGCAGAACAGTTAGCGATTAACCAGTTGGGTGTGCTGGTGGCCAACCAGATTGGAAGGACGGCAAACAATGCTTGAATTTGTAAAGCTGATGTACTCATGGGGCTGTCCCATTGAGGGGTATGTCACAGCCGGGGCCATCACGGCAGAACAGTATCAAGAGATTACTGACAAAAATACGAAGTGCCGAAAGGGTGATGATGTAATTGAATAAACAGTTTAAAGCACTGGCAATTGCTGGTGCTATTTTTATGGCATTTGCCGGAGCAGGGACAGCATATGCGGCTAAAGGGGACGTGGGCAATGATTTGGCCCGTTATCAGGGTTATAACGGCGTCTATGCCACTAACGATAAGTTTAGTCTGGTGCAAATTGGCGGCACCTATGGCGGCACATTGATTAACCAAGACACATACGCCAGCCAAGTGGCCGCTGCTAAGAGCCGTGGCTTGCGTGTCCACACCTATATCTGGTATGGCGTCGGTGCGAGTTTAGTTAATGCCAAAGCCGGTCTTGATTATTATCTGCCGCGCGTGATCACCCCCAAAGGCAGTATCGTCGCGTTGGACTATGAGGACGGTGCCAGCAGTGATGTGGCGGCCAACACGGATGCCATTATTTATGGTATGCAGCGGATCGCCCAGGCCGGATACACCCCGGTGTATTACAGTTACAAGCCATACACACTGGCCCATGTGGATTACAAGCGGATTCTAAAATCGTTTCCCAATAGTCTATGGATTGCAGCCTATCCCGACTACCAAGTGCGTGGCGTACCGGATTACAACTGGTTCCCGGTAATGCCGGGCGTGGCAATTTGGCAATTTACCAGTACGCACGCAGCTGGCGGTCTAGATGGCAATGTGGATCTGCTTGGCATTACTGATAATGGCTACACCAAGCAGCCAACTCAGTCTGTTAAACCCGCAATGCCAGTTGCACAGTCCAACAACGATAGTGATTACTCCCAGACAGCGGTGTTCCGGCCGTCAACCACGGTCAATGTCCGCACCGGTATGGGGACAGGGTATCAGATTACTGGCACGCTGTCGCAGGGAGATGCGATCATTTACAACCATGTGTACATCCGCAACAGTATTGTCTGGGCACAGTATGAGTCATACACCGGCACGCGTTATGCAGCACTTGGTGTAATGGGTGGAGAGAGCTACGGCTCACGGTCAACCAACTATTCTGCGCCCGTGACGCATACGTATTACACCGTGCGGTCTGGTGACAGCTGGTGGGCCATTGCCAACAAGTACGGCATTAGTATGTACACTCTAGCCGCAAATAATGGCAAGTCCATCAATACGACCATTTACCCGGGCCAGTCATTAATGATTCGGTAGGTGGTGCATGTGGATTTATCTCTTATCGGCGAGTACGTTCGTATTTTTTCCGGATTGGGCGGCGTGGCGCTATTGACGTGGGTAGTCAGAGCAATCAACAAACGGGTCAAAGATCACCAGGAATTGCGTGCAGAACAGCAGCGAATTAGGCGCAAGGAGTTGGATGACTTGCATGGCCGCGACAACTTGTTGGCCGACGGTTTGCGTGGAATCCAGCATCATGACTTATATCTCACGTGCACGCACTATCTGGAGCGTGGGTGGGTCACCACTGCCGATTTAGACGACCTGGAATATTTGTATAAGCCATACAAGGCCCTGGGCGGCAACGGCACGGGGCAGATGCTTTACAATCGTGTGCACCAACTAAAAATTAAAGAAGGAGAATGATTAGTATGTGGAAAAAGATTCAAAGCAAGTTTGTCAATCAAGATGGCACGATTAATGGTAAGGTGCTGGCCGGAGCAATCTCTGCATTATTACTGCTTGGCCAACAAGTGGCACTGGCCGTGGGATATAACGTGCCCGGCCATTTAGGTGACTGGGTCAACGTGATTAACACCGTATTGGTTGTTTTGACCATGCTCGGCGTAGTCAGCGAGCCAGGCAAGGTGGCAGTGCCTGATGAGTCCGAAACACCAGCGGCACCGCAGCCAGCAAGCCAGTCAGCAACGACCAGTCAAGCTGCATCGCAAACAGACTCCGCAAGTCAATCTCAAAGCGTTACAAAATAGGACAATCTTTCCCGGGGCTTCGGCCCCGGCTTTTTTTGTTTCAAAAACGTAAAAAAACAATTGGCGGCCTAAAACTCTATTGACACCGTGAATAAAAAGAACATAATCAACGTAGAAATATTGGAGCTTAGGAGGGATGAATATGGCTGGAATCGTTCGATCGGGTTATGTCACAAAGCAGCAGTATGATATGCTCAAAAAGATGGTTACAAGTCCATTGAGTAAAGACCGTAAAGCAGAGTTGAAGGCGGCCAAAAAACGTATTTACGCCCGGAAGGATATTGAGATTGTTGACGAAACCAACTAGAGCAACTGGCCAAGAAAGGTTCTCTGTAGTTGCACTGGAAAAATTCAAAGACTCCAGTAGCTTGGAGTCTTTTTCTTGTGTTCCAAAAGATTTTGAAACGAGCAACTATAAAAGCGGTCTTGAACAATATCAAGATATTGATGAATTCTTGAAAGAACGCGCGCTTGATCATGTGAAGCAAGACCTTCTTAGGACGTTTTTACTTGTCAACCAGCAGCAAGTATGGAAATTCTTGGCTGGCCATCACCACCCGCGAAGTTCGAAATATGGCTACACAATAGGGTGTGCCTTTCCCGGATTCGTGCACGGCTTACATGCCCGGCCGAAACCATTCATGAGATTTAAAAATGGCTCTGGGGCGTTTGCCCTGGGGCCTATTTTTTTGTGCAAAAATCACAATATTGATAAAAACGGTCATAGGATGTATAACAGTTTAAACGTTGAAAATAACTACACACGTACTACACAAGAATTCAGCAGGCACTGATATAAACGTGTTTTGGACGGGCTTTCGAATCCCTCACTCTCCGTAACTGAGCTTCACCGGTCCCACAAACACCCACCCGTGTTTGTGGGATTTTTTTAACTGGAGGAACTGACAATGACCAAATCGATTAATCTGGACCAAGTGATTGGATATATGGCAGTGTTACAATCCCACCGGATTACTTACTCAATGGCAGGCAGCCGCACTGGCGCCGATGGTACCGCTGATTGTTCTGGGGCGCTGTATGCCGCGTTACGGGTAGGTGGTGCTACCGATGCGGGTTATGTGCTAGATACGGACACGCTGCCGGCATGGCTTGCCTATAATGGCTTTATCGAGATTGCCAGCAACGGCGCTTGGTCGGCTCAACGGGGCGATGTCTTTATTTGGGGTGAGAAGAGTCAGTCTGCTGGCGGTAACGGCCATACGGGTATTTTCGTGAATGAACGGGAGATCATTAATTGTAATTATCCAGAAAACGGCATTGCAATAGATCAATACCATGCATTCTGGGAGAAGGCCCACCGGCCGTATTATCGGGCGTATCGCTATGATGCGGCCAATGCCCGTGCTAATCAACAAGTTTTGGATAAATAA